AAAACAATTTGTTTCAAATTCGTTTTATTAAAGTTTACGCTCAAGAGATTTAAGGCGTCAAGTCCTTCAGTATCTATGAATAAATGATCTGTTTTAATGTATTCTTTGAACAGAGCGGTCAACGAGATGGTGGACACCTTATATTCTAAAAGTTCGCTAGCGAGGTCAACGGTGAAGGGTAACTTAATATGGGCATGGTTTTCGATTTCTTTTCGCAGTGTGGCGAGCACATGATGTTTATTCACGGAGGCATATCCAGAACACCGATCTGTTCGTGGACAAAATAATTTTATCTCATATCCCTCTGTTTCAATTGGTAGAACCGCTAGATTTCTAAATTCGCAAAAGGGGAATTTTGAATATTTGTCTGTCGCCTTCTTTAGGGCTTCGGGGTTTGCGTCGATAAGGAGACAGTTTTCTATATCTTTTTCGTGATCTGAGACGAAAGAAAACACAGAATCGTTGCCGTCATTACATCCTATTTGTATTATATTCACGAGTTGTTCTCTGGTATTTTATTGTTTCTTTTCGGTACAGACATGCTGTACTGACCCTCGATATCGCGTAGTTGACAAATATCTGTTGTCGTAATAGGTTTGTCTGACGGCCAAAAATCCAGTGCGGGAATATTTTTGATCCCAAAGTCGTATAATCCATTTTCATAGGTAAAAATACGGTTTCCATATTTTCTCTCAATGCTAGTTTCCCAATACAATTCTGTAACCATGCTGTTTCTAAAAAACGAATCAAGCGTTTTTAATTCTATTGGGTAAATCTGTTCGCCCACCACCTCTATTTTGGGAGTGCAAATTAATTGTCCTTCTATATCATCAAAAGTGATCCACCAAAGATGCTCTGGGGGCCGATTGCCATAGACTAAATTGTCAAATAGGGGGGTAGGAACTTCTATATATCCTCGCTTTGAGATTCGCACTAATTCATTTAAAAACAATTCCATGTCCACAATGTGTTCGGTAATATGATTAGCAATTACAAAATCAAACTCTCGTTCTTCAAATGGCGTTTTAGAAGCATCGCAGCAAACAAATCTTTTATCTGGATATAAATCACTGTGATCTTTCTGATCCAGTAATGTGTTCGCCGTTTCCCATCCATATGCCCCACACCCTAGATCTAGAATATTCCAATCAGAATTGTTCTCTAGCAGATTTTGAATATGTTTTCTTGTGGTTCGTTTAATCATTAATTTTCTTTCTTTACCCCGGAGCTTCGTAGTAGCCTATATTGAATCCTTTTTTGGTGCATTCGTCAACGGTTTCATCATGTCCAAATGTTTTTAGGTGTTCGTGGACATGTTCACACATAGATATATTGGTTCCGGGCCAGTTGTTCTTGTAAAAATGACATAGTTTCGTACATTTAAAACTAGATCTATTGGCTGAACACAGAATCGGAAAATCGTTTCTTTTTATTTGTTTGAATCTTTTTTCTAACATTCCTAAAAACTTGTCTTGATCCGATCTATCAAAACACAAACTAAAAGGCCCACCGTCTTTTATAAAAAAGATAGACATAATTGCCTGTTTGTAATCGGGATATAGTTTTGATATGGCATAATTATACAGTAACAACTGCGGATCGTCAAGTAATTTCTCGTAAGTTTTTTCTTCACCCGTTGCCCAATTTAGTCTTTTGCCTGTTTTCCAATCTATAACTTCAATAGTGTCATCAGAAACTTGCGTCACTAAATCTATAGTTCCCTTGATAGCTAGTTGTCCTTCTACAGTTTTTCCATCTGGTGTTTTGTATTTATATTTTGCCCAAGGCTCTTCGATAAGGATATCAAACTGAGGCTCCGCGTCTACAATATTTCTTTTCCTGGGGTCAAATTGACCATCGTTATAAGACAGTGCTATTTCCGTAGCTCCCCTGCAAAATTTAATATCGGCACCTGTATATTTATGAATACAGTTTTGCGTGTAATGTTCATAGCTTTTTGTTAGTAGCTTGGAAACAAACGTTTTGGTGAGGAGACTTTTTGGAGTGAAGTTAATTTTTCCCAAGGCATCGTCCTCGATGTACATGCTTTTCTGAGGCTTGTCTTGTAATCTTTTTTGACAGGATGCGAGACATTCCATGACTTTATGCACAACAGTGCCAAGTTGAGCCTTTTTTCCAGAATCTGATCTGTGTCCAAGGACATATGTTATAAAGTATTGCATCTGACAATAATCATAGTTATTGTAAGATGAGCTTCTAATATAGGTTATGATCATTTATTCATCGACCTTTTTGATAGTATGAATACCGCCCGCCAGTATTGGTTCGGGCGTTTCAGATTCGGGCTCATGTTGTGCTTTAGCTTCTGCGGCAGTAATTTCTTTGCCTAACCATCCCCATACATCAAGAGTTTCTATAAGCTGTTTTGCCGTTTCATGTATGCTCAGATCTCGGTTATCAATAGTAGCATCAAAGTTGTCCCAATCGTCTAATGCAGATTCGCTTTTGTGAGAATCTTTGTGTAGAGATCTAGTAAGCCGAATGATCTTTCCACCAGCCTTTTGAATTGCGTCGGCCTCATTAGGAAATCTGCAATCATCAATAATTGCCAATAGAGGATCTTCGTGAACAATGTCTGCAATACATCTATCTGCCCATATATCTGGATACATGGTTCTACATACATCAGTTCCAAAGTATTGTAAAAATTCTCTGGCCGTCATCTTTTTTCTTTTATTTTTCTTAGGAACGGAAGAGGGCAGATCGCCCCAACGTATGTTCGTTAGGGTATTTTTTTGTTCATCGGTTCCGTGGCACTGTTCATACGTTAAACCAAAAAGGCCAATTGCAATCTCTTTTAACGGAGAGGCGAAAGAATAATGTTTTACGAATGGCCACATACTATAAACGGCCCACTCAGCGAACTCCAGATCCTTTCTAGTAATCTCCAGAATGGCGTCACCCTTTTCTTCTTCACCGTTTTCATTGATGACATTTGTGGTGACAACTAGTTCTCCACTCTTAATAATATGAAAATTTTCAATAATACCTTGGCATCTTAGCTGGTAGCCATGAAGAAAGTTGGAGGATGTGCTTTTACCAGATTGCTTATTTCCAGAAAAAGCTATAATTCTACTATTCATTAATCAGTCCTTTCAATTGAGGATAGAGTTCTTCTTTGATTTGCTCTATGGGCATGTCGCCCACATCTTTTTTAGAGATTAAGGGACGACTATAATTAAACCTTCTACCACATTTTTTGACAATTTGCGAAAAGGCTTTGTTGCCAGCCTCATCTGAGTCTGTCAGAATGACTAAGTTTAAGGCACCGCTGGCTTCAAGTAATATTAATTGATCATCGTTGATGCTGGACCCAAAAATGCCGACCGTGTTTTTCAAACCGGCCTCATGCATTCTCCAGACATCGCCTTGTCCCTCCACCAAGATGGCTGTTTGTGTTTTCAATATCTTATCTTTGGCCAAGTTTAATCCGTATAATATAGACTTTCTAAAACCTCGGCTGTGGAGCCATTTTGGTGTCATCTGTTCATTCGTGGCCCTTCCGACACAACCTATGTAATTATAGCCTTCATCGTAGATTGGGACAACCACTCTTCCCGACATTGGCTGATTTTTTGTTAAACATGTTCCAACGTCAAAACAATTTAAGGTTTCAGGCAAAAACCCTCTTCCAATATAATATTCTGCTGGTATGTTAATTCTGGCCCTGGCCTCTTCTCTAGTAATGAGCGGATCGGTTCTTGCTACTTTCCGATTAAAGACATCAATTGTCGTAGTATTGTTTTGATGGTCTATATCTAGATTTAGATCTTCAATATCTTTTTCTAAAAAGTTAGAACAGAAGGCCGCAGCCTCGTTCATGGAAATATTTTTGTCCCTTTTTTGAGTCAGACACCCTCTCACGAAACCAAATAGGTTATTTGCAAATTCTTCTTCACAATGATGAGTCCAACAAGACCAATTACCCTTTTGAGTCATTCCATCAGTAAAAACACAGCATCCTTCTGGATTATCTCCTCCGTGAACAGGGCACGGAAAAGCATATCTGTTGGGATATTCCATATAATCTATATTAAAATATGCCATTAGTGATGGCAATTTTGGCAACATCTCATTACAAATTGCTGATATCTGATTCTTCGTCAATATCTTCATCTGTTTCAAAACCTTCTTGTCTATGTCTCGTGGTTTCGTGTATCTCGTTTCTAGTTTCACCTTCTTCTATCCTGCCGAAATTCCCATGCATCTTCATGCAAACATAATCACCATCGTCCAAACCAGCTCCATGTCGAGCCACAACGGGCACAAGCTTTCTATTTCCTTTATCAACGCC